TGGACGGGTGACTGGAGTTCAGACGTGTGCTCTTCCGATCTCAAAGATGTACTTTTCCATCACACCACAATCTCTTTTTCCTTTTTAGTACCCCACTCCGATATAATCCAGCACTTTGGCCCATCCGAATTTCTCTCCATTGGCATCGGTACAGCAATCATACATCCAGTAGTGCCACTCTTTGGGGTTTCGCTCTTTGAGCTGGTCAAAACGATGTGGGCGCTTCTCCAGGTGGATGCCAAATCCGCACATGGAGCATCCGGTTCTTTGTGCCTTGGTGGTGTACAGGGTTCCGTCCTCTTTCTGTTCAATAGTTCCATAAATTTCAGGAACCGGAACATTTAGGTCAATGGCCAGTTGCAGCAGATCTTGTCTGGAGAATATGGCAAAAGGAGCAGAGCGGATGGTGGAGGTTCCAAAATAATTGCACCCGTTGATTCTCAGGCTCTTTGCCCTTCTCCCACCCTCCGAGGCCATAAGCCCCAGGAAGGGGACACTGTTATGCTCTTTGGCCCATAGGTCACAGGGTTTCTCCTTCAGGTAATAGCAGCACTTGGAAGATACCTTGAAGTCTGGGGTCTGGTACTCCGTCCCCTCCTCTTCATTCGCATAACCGCCAAACTTTTCAAGCCATTTCTGGGACATCTTCATACGGCTGTTTTTCTGATAGCCACCATAGGCCCCGGTTTCTCCGGTAACAATAGCGTGGCGAACAGTCCTGTTTTTTTCGGTCGGGTTGGCCAGGGTTTCGATTTTAGCTGCAATCTCTTTGGACAGGACAGGAAAGCCAAATTCCTGGAGGATTTCCTGTTTGCTCCAGTATCGTTCTCTCCCGTTGTCGTCCACAGATCTCACTGCTGGCCGCAGGCACTCGATTCCGAGTTGACGATGCACTTTCTGGATGGACGAATCTTCCAGAAATGACACGCTGATCCCAGGTGCATCAATCCCGATGGATTTCAGAAACAAGAACAGGGTGATGCTGTCCAGCCCGCCGACAGAGACATGGTAATTCAACCCTCGCTTGTCACACTCTGAGACGAACTCTCTCGCTCGTACAGCCGCATACTTTTTCTTGAAGCTATACGGCAGTTTTTCTTTCACCATAAAGTCTGCGATCTTCTTTTTGGCGTCAATGCGTTCCATTCGCTCCAAACATGTTTCCATGTATAACCAGTCCTTTCTGTTTTGCTTGTTGCTTAGTCCCTACTCGCCAATTCCATCCCGGTGGATGCCCCGCCTCCACCGGCAAAATTGTCCACGATGATCTCGTCGAGTATGCTCACCTGTCCTCGGTTTTCTTTATTCATTGCTCTACCTCACTATCCACAAATGCACACCTGCATTTTCGGTAGGTCGTACATCTCTTTTTGTAGCTCTTGACCAGTAGCGTGATGCCGTTGTCCACATAATCGTAGGCCACAGGTTCCCCCTTGCCCTCAAACGTCCTGGAGATCCGACCGATACTTTGAGCAATCACCGCATAGTCTTTTTGCGGCGTTGTGAGATACAGCCTGTCCAGCCTAGGGATGTCCAACCCCTCTTTGGCCAGCGAGTATGTGGCGAACAGGTACCGTTTCTTTCCGGCACGCATATCCTCAATGGCACGTTCACGCTGCACCTTAGCCTTCTTGGATGTCATCTTTCCATCTACCATCACTGCCTGTTGCCGAAGGTCATGAGGAAGGCAATCCATCAGCAACTCCAGGTGCTCCAGTCGATCAGACAGGATCAGGTTGTAATGGTCAGCATTTTCTATGAGGTCGGTCACAATCAAGCTGTTCCGTCTCACATGACGGGTCAGGTGATTGACCAAACGAGCGTAGACTATGGTTCCATCGGTGTCCAGAAATTCAGAATGGATGCCCACCCCGGTTGCCCTGGGAAGAATGCTCACCTTCATAATCTTGTCAGCCACAGCTGTTTCAGGCACCTCGTAGACTACGTCGCCCAGGAGGGCGAAGGTGGCCCGGATCATACCATCCGCACGGTGTACCGTCGCCGATAGCCCATACTTGTGGTAGGCGGCTAAGCTGTTAAGTACCTTATGAAACATTGTTACCGCTGTTGGCGATCCGGCCACCCGGTGGCACTCGTCAACGATGATGCAGTCCCACACACGCTTGTATAAATTCAAATTCAGATGACACATGGTCTGCACAGTGGCGAAAGTGATTCCAGCACCAATCTGGACTTTGCCTTCCGTGATAGTACCGATCAGCCCCTTGTCCATGTATCGCTCCGCACGAGCCTTACTCTGCCTGAGCAAATCAGCAGTATGAGTGATCCATAAGGTCCTCCGCTGTAAAGTACAGGCAAGAGCTATCCCCATCTGAGTTTTGCCACTCCCTGCAGGGCTCTGTAAGATACCGACCTTATGTTCAGTCATTGCTTTCACAGCAGTTTCCTGATAGTCATAGAGTGGGATAGCGCAGCGGTAATCAATGATGTCCCGGTTAGGTCGCACCCATATTGGATCGTCACATTCTTGCAGCACACGCTCCAAACAGCCATAAGGGAGGTACAATGTGCCGTCCCGTTCTTCATACAGAAAGATTTTTTCTGGGGTGTCCCCAACCCAAAATCCCATGCGGACTTTTTTGCTGTACTCTGGATTCTTGATGACTAGGTGATCCTTGCACCATTTCCTAAGGGTGGCGGTCGGACCTGTCACTCGGATTTGATTAGAAATCAGTACGAACACGCCAATTTCACCCACCAATCCAATGGAGTCCCTACGGACTCAATTTTCTCTTTGGATAAGGATTTAATGTCATCCCTGTATGCCATGAGTGATCGGAATGTGAAGAAGTACACAGCTCCGTTTTTCAACCGCAAGGCAAAATATCCAGGGGTATTTCCTGCAGCCTCCCACGCTTCCATCGCAGTCTCTTGATTTTGCTCAATACGATCCAAGCGGAATGTGTCGTTATCACACACCTTACAGTCAATGACATAGGTATTGCCGTTGATGGATGCAATCACATCGAAGGGTTGCCCTTGGCGGTTTTGTGCCAGATTGTGAGCCCAGAATCCGTAGCCGGACAGACTCATACACAAGTCCTTCTCAAAGCCTGTCCCCGTTTTTCGATTACTGTTCACAAAAATTCTCCTTTTCAACGTACAACAGGTCTGATATAATCAGACTGAGCTATTTCGCTTGCCGCCTTCCGGTCTCGCACACCGGGGGCGGCTTTCTTTGTAGACATAGGGTTCAAATGCCCCGGCCAATTTGGCGAATACTCCAAAAGCAACCAGGGCAGTATACATGAGGAGGGTACCCGGCATATCACCGATACTCCCAGTCTCCAGTGATCCAACCGCACCAAAAGTGACCATGCCGGCCAACCATGCCAAAACCCCATACAGCTTCTTCACGATCTCACCTTCTTCCACTCATACGGTTTCCCGTGCTTTTTGAGATACCACTCCTCAAAGGCCGTCCGATTGTCCTGGGTCTTGAAATACTCCCGAACTCTCTGAGCCAGCACTAGGCTTACAGCCCGTGCCTGCGGTTCTCTCTCAGGCACAAACACCCCACTCATTCGCTCACAGAACGAATGAAGTGCTCATACTGGTCGAGCACCCTGTGAGACATTTCGATGATGGACTGCGCCTTGGGGCCAGAGATGGTGCCGTTCACAGCAGACGACATCTCGCTTTTGTCCACCTTAAAGCCCATGTGCTCATTGAGGATGTTAATCAACCATGCAAAGGTCAGGTTGTGGTCATCCAGTCGAGCCCGTAGAGCCTTACGCTGCTCCCCCATTCTGTTTCACCTCCCTCTAAGTACACAATTTGCACTCAACAACAAGTTGTTGTTTACAACAGAAATCTCCAATGGTATAATGAGTTTGCAGAAATCAAAAACCATTCGATAGCCGCTTTGGAAAATAAAAAGCCAAAGAGGCCTAGTTTCTGTTGTCTTTCAAGTTGTTGTTGTTTACAAATTGCATTATATCCTACATATGTAGGATTGTCAACTACTTTTCCTACATTTGTAGGTTTTCTTTGGAGGTGTCATAATGAACACAGATCGCATCAAGATGTTGGCGAAAAAGCAGGGTAAATCCGTAAAATACGTATGCGATTTGATAAATAGGGAGAGATACTACCTGAACGATGTCGCCAAATCAAAGGGGCAAGGCATCTCCGACGAAGATCTGAAAACCATTGCTATTGACCTTAACACGTCCGTTGAGTATCTGAAAGGAGAAACCGATGACCCCAGCTTTGACCTGTCCTCCGTTGGATTGGACGTACTTCCAACATCCCCGCAACCACTCCGTCCCATTTTTGGGCAAGCATCGGCAGGGACTGGTACCCTCGCACAGCAGACTGTATTGGGGTATGAGCCAGTGAATGTAGCTTACAATACCGATGATTATTTCTGGCTACTTGTGAAGGGAGATAGTATGTCTCCCGTATTCACAGACCGTGACTTGGTCCTGGTTCAGAAAGATGCCCCCGTGGAGAGTGGCACCATCATGGTAGTGGTTATCGATGATGACGAGGGTTTTATCAAACAGGTCAGTGTCCTGGAAGATACTGTGACGCTGCACAGTTTCAACCCAGCATACCCACCCATGGTGTTTGGCGGTAATGAACTGGGCAGACTGCGCTTCATTGGCAGAGTGATTGAGCAAAAGAGAAAATTCTAGGGGATGATTTGAATGACCCGCTTTCCCATTGACTTATCCCAGCTGACACAAGCTGAAAAAAACCAGTTCGTTGAAGATCCATCCACGCTTTACGATGGTGACACCAAAGTGTGCCTGTACCTCCGGTACAGTTCCGAGCGTCAAAGCGAACAATCCATAGAAGGGCAGTTGAGAGAGTGTAGAGCGTTTTGCAAGTCCCAGGGGTATAAGATCATGGGGGTGTATGTTGATCGAGCCACAACCGCCCGTAAAGACGTTGAAAAACGCACCAACTTCCTGGCCATGATTTCAGCCAGTGAGAAACGCCCCTGGGAAGCAGTCGTAGTTTGGAAATTGGATCGCTTTGCCCGCAACCGTACAGACAGTGCCTTGTACAAATTCAAGCTGCGGAAGAATGGTGTCCGAGTGATCTCAGCCACCGAACGTATTTCCGAAAACCCAGAAGGCATCATTCTGGAAGCAGTTCTGGAAGGCATGGCCGAGTTTTATTCAGCGGACTTGTCACAGAAGATAACACGAGGAATGAGAGAGTCTGCCCTGAAGCGCCATAACGTGGGTGGCCATGTCCCGCTTGGGTACAAACTGGTGAATCACAAACTGGAGGTTGACCCATCTACTGCCCACATTGTTCAAGAGGCCTTTCAACTGTATGCCAGCGGGGAAACCGTTGCCGAGATTTGCAGAAAATTTAACGCCCTCGGCTATCGAACAGCCAAGGGCGCAGAGTTTAACCGGAACAGCTTCAAGTCGATGTTCCGCAATGAGAAATATGTAGGTGTTTACAAGTATCGTGACTTACGGATAGATGATGGTGTTCCCGCTATCGTTGACAAGGAACTATTCGAGGAGGTTGGTAGACGGCTCTCAGCCAACGGTGAAGCCCCTGCTAGGGGTAAGGCTAAGGTAGAATACCTGTTGGCCGGAAAACTATTCTGTGGGCACTGTGGAGCCTCTATGAACGGCGAGAGCGGTACGGGCAGACACGGAGGAAAATTTTATTATTACACCTGCTACACCCGTAAGCGGTTGAAGGTCTGCAACAAGCGC